TACCTATTCTGAGTGAAGCTGGCTACAAGTTTTCCCCCGTTTAAGGGGCTTTGACCGTCAAGTCTTAAAACTGTCCGGAGGCGGAACTATCTGTCATCGTTAGTCCAGGGACGAATCAAAAATAGTTGGATGTGTATGGTTTACGTGTATTTCGTGTGTGTGGTAACAACCATATGTTTATATCGCTTCATATCTATGAGAACCGTAGTGGTTTGCAGTATTCACTGTAGAGGCCTATCACCTCAAAAACTGTTACGACAGAGGTGTGCTCTTATGCGAGCGCATACTCCGTGTTAATAAATGCATAACTAATTTTATAATTCATAATTTAAACCCATACGGATATCAACCACAGTCCGGTAATGTGGGAACTACGGAAGGAGAAAGACCTACCCATGTGGAACAAACAATCACGGCTTTTGCGGATCAGAAGCCGGGGTGGACTACTGAAATTAAGGCTGGAACAGATGCTACGATGGATATCGTTTCGACGACACCGTCATCTATTTCTAGCTTTTTAGAGAGACCTGTTAGAATAGCTGACTTTACATGGTCGGTTGGTCAACCTTTATTTCAAAAGTTCAACCCATGGAGGCTTTGGTGTGAGGATGCCAGAGTCAAAGAAAAGATGAGTCACTACGCGCTTCTGAGGACGAAGTTGCATGTTAAGGTAGTGATTTCAGGAACTGGCTTTCATTATGGTCGAGCCCTGCTTGCCTACAATCCGTGGTCTGCTACAGATGCTTTGACAGTTATACGAAATTTTTTGGAAGTTGATATGGTGCAAGCCTCACAACGTCCACACATTTTCATTAACCCGTCAACCAACTCTGGTGGTGAGATGATATTACCATTCTTCTACAACCACAATTATGCTTCGCTGCCAGGCTTAGAGTATAGAGATCTTGGCGAAATGTATTTAAAGTCTTTTCAGGACTTACAACACGCAAACCAAGGGAATGATCCTGTCCACATAACAATATATGCTTGGGCGGAGGACCTCACTCTAACTATGCCTACAAGCGAGTACTCTGTACAAAGCGGTAAGAGAGGCGCCATGAACTCTGGCGACGAATATGGCAAAGGCATCATCTCAGCAACAGCTTCGGCTGTGGCTAGTGCTGCCGGTGCACTCACAGACGCCCCACTTATAGGCCCTTACGCACGTGCTACTGAAGTATGTGCTCGGGCTGGAGCGGATGTAGCTCGTCATTTTGGCTACAGTCGACCCCCTGTTGTTTCTGACATTCAGCTGTATAAACCAAATCCTACAGGCAATTTAGCCAATACGGATGCGGCGGACGCAGTTGCACGTCTTACATTAGATTCAAAGCAGGAGATTACGATTGATAGCAGGACAGTTGGTCTGGATGGTGCAGATCAAATGGACATCAAGTCGATTGTCACACGAGAGAGTTATCTCACCCAATTTAATTGGGCTCCAACGGATACTACAGACAAGTTGCTGTGGAATTCACGAGTTGGCCCTATGCTCTACCGTGTGGAGGGTGTGGAAATTCATCCTACGCCCATGTCCATGATCCAAACTATGTTCGACCAATGGCAAGGTTCGATAAAATTTAGGTTTCAAGTCGTTAAGTCTAGCTTTCATAAAGGCAGGCTGTTGATCCGTTGGGACCCTCGGTCAAATCAGGCCAATCCCGAGTACAATACAACGTATTCGAGAGTGGTAGATATAGCTGAGGAGGACGACTTTGAGATTACTATAGGTTGGGGTCAAGCTGAGCCTTTCCTTAACACTGTTCCAATGAGCAAGAATCCAGGTGTGGATTTTAGTTCTACCGGAAGAATGACAGATTCATTCGGAAGATGGAATGGTGTGTTGGAAATTGACGTTATTAACCCACTTGTTTCGCCTGCTCCCGATTCTGCAGTTGCAGTTAATGTTTTTGTGAGCATGTGTGATGATGCCAAGTTTGGCGCTCCCATCGCATACGGCATGAACAAGTTGAGCCTATATCCTCTGAAGACTACCACATCTCGGGCTTCGGACTCGCCTTACACGCCCCAATCTGGAGTAGTGGAGAGCGATGCCGCACCCACAAATGAGATGACTGACAAGCCTGAAGAGGCCTCGGCGATCCAGGAGATCGCCCCGATATCGACGGAAATCGACCAACAGTACCAGGTGTTTTTTGGTGAGGCTGTAACGTCTTTGCGTGAACTTTTTAGGAGGTACACAATGTCAAAGGTTTATACAGCTTCTTCACCGGAGGCACCCAATGCTGGAATTTGGGATCTTTCGATATCAGCTCTACCCTATAACTATGGATTTGATCCAGCAGGGTTTGAGCAATATGGACCAAACGACTTTCAAATCGTCCTCGCCAATAATGGTCCAATCTCATTTATGATGCCCTGCTATGCAGGGTGGCGAGGCGGACTGCGTCACAAATTGGTCTTGCAAGGCAAGTCCATGCAGCGATATGCAGTCGCCC